GACACACCTCTACATTTTTTGTTTTTAGTATATAAATTTCAAGACTAAAAGTCAATATAAAGGAGCTTTGTAAATGAACGAGTTAATCAAAATCAACTATGAGAGCGACAGACCGACGGTCTTAGCGAGAGACCTCCACGAATTTCTTGAAGTGGAAACACCTTTTAACAAGTGGTTTTCGAGAATGTGCGAATACGGTTTTACAGACGGCGCGGACTTTCAGACATTTTTGTCCGAAAGTACCGGTGGTAGACCGGCAACCGACGCACAACTCACAATCGACATGGCAAAAGAAATCTGTATGCTTCAGCGCAACGAGAAAGGCAAGCAGGCGAGACAGTATTTCTTGCAGCTTGAAAGAGAGTGGAACTCACCCGAAGCGGTGATGTCGAGAGCTCTCAGAATGGCTGAGGAAAGGCTTGAGAGATTCAAGACTATAAACGCTAACCTCTCGGTTCAGAACGCCATTATGCAGCCAAAAGCGGAATATTTTGACGGTCTGTGCGACCGCGAGAGCCTTACCGGTGTCAGAGAGACAGCAAAGCTTCTCGGGCTGAAGCAGAACGACTTCGTAAAGTGGCTTATAGACCACAAGTACATTTACCGCGACAAGCGCGGCAGGCTGATGCCCTATGCGGAGCATGTCGATTCAGGGCTGTTCACCGTCAAGGAGACATACAACGATAAGACCGACTGGACAGGTGTTCAGATGCTTATCACCGTAAAAGGAAAAGAACGCTTCTTGAAAGCGCTCTCGTGAAAGGAGACAAAAACCATGCGTAAAAAAATGGCACTTATGTCAGTCGACGAGGCGTCAATGTACCTGAGAGAGGTTATCTACATACCGCCGCATCAGATCCGTCTGCTCGCGAGGGAGGGAAAATGCACCTTCTGTATCGCGATCAAAAATCCGAGCGGGTCGTACTCGTACTACATTAGGCTTGACCGGCTTGAGCAGTTCAAGCGCGGAGACATTGGTCTTATGGTGAGCTAAGGGCAAAAACAGAAAGGAGACATCAAAATGACAAAAGGATTTTTAACAATTGCCGCAGTGCTGGCGCTCGTCCTGCTTTTCGCGGCGGCAGCGGTTCCGGAGACAGAACCGATTACCGCGCCTGAACCGATGGTATCGGCGCAGATACCCACAGCACGCTACCGGTTGACCGCAGACGAGCGAGAGCTTATATGCGAGGTTGTTATGGCTGAATCGGGAATCGAGCCGTTTGATGGCAAAATGGCGGTCTCACAGTGCATTTTAAACGCGTGTGAAAAGACCGGCAAACGCCCCGCGGAGATAGTTGAGGAGTATGGTTACACCGACCGCAGGGTAGAACCGAACGCAGAGACGAGGGAAGCCGTCGCCGCGGTCTTTGATGCCGGCGAGACGGTGACAGACGCAGACATTCTTTATTTTTATGCGCCCGAGCTGGTATACAGCGAGTGGCACGAATCGCAGACATACATATGCACGATAGGCGCGCACAGGTTTTTCGCCTAATAGAAAGGAGATTTAATTTATGAATATTAAAATAGGCGACTTCGTGAAAGGCATAACAAATGACTACGGTATTACAAATACAAAAATGACGCGAGGCGTAGTTACTGACGTACGCGATGGAAGAATAGTGGTGCGAGTATTAGACCACGACGATGGTGATACCGGCATATTTACAGTAAATCCGAAAAAGTTTGAGGTTATAGGTCATCAAAAGCAGTTTGACCGCGCGGAAGTGCTGAAACTTTTAAAAGATGGCTGTAAAAAAGCAATCTTAGATTATGACCTCAGGGGCGCAGACCTCAGGGGCGCAAACCTCAGCAACGCAAACCTCAGCAACGCAAACCTCAGCGACGCAAACCTCAGCGACGCAAACCTCAAGGGCGCAAACCTCAACGACGCAGACCTCAGGGGCGCAAACCTCGATTATTCTTGTTATCCGCTTTGGTGCGGCAGCCTGCATCTCAAAGCCAATAAGAGGCTTGCTTGTCAGCTTGCGTATCATCTGTGCTCAATGCAGTGCGATGACGCAGACTATGTCAAAATGCGCAATTCTATTCTCGGTTTTGCGAATCAGTTCCACCGAGTGGATGAGTGCGGTGAGCTGAAAGAGAGGGAGATATAACTATGGCTTTAAAATTTGCAATTCAGACAGTTTTTGAATTTGCTGTCGTTGTACTGATAATCTATGGCTTTTGCCGTGAGGACAAGCTCATAGCATTCGAGGAAGACCTCAAAGCAAAAATTTTAAACAGAAAGGAGACAAAACGCAATGGGAAATCAGACGACTAAAAGCCCGTTCGATGTGCAGATCCTTGCTGCCAGACTAAAAGACCTGATGCGCGAAAGCGTGCCGAAAGTCACGCAGAAAGACCTTGCCGCGGCACTCGACACCGCGCCTAACATGGTATCGGCATATATGCACGGCAAGAGCTGTCCGTCGCTGCCGATGGCGGTTAACATAGCGCAGTATTTTGATGTGTCAATTGATTATCTCGCCGGCTTGACCGACCATCGGCGGCAGCAAGTAATCGTGTCAGCACCGGCATCGGCACCGAAGCGCGGACGAGACCCGTGGCGCAAAATGGCGATTTGCAACAGCTGTGACTGGCGCAGACGCATGGCGGCTCCGTGCGGCGACTGGGACGGCACGGCATGTATGTACACCCACGAGACCGGGATTTTTCGCGAGTCGCCGCCGGCGGACGATTACTGCGCATATTACAAAAGCCGCCAACGCTGAGTGGGCAGCGAAGACGGCTGTGCGAAATAACACACTACTAAAATAGCACAACCCGAGGAGGTTTGTCAATATGCCTTACTATCACACTTGCCCTCTTTGCGGTGCCAATCTTGACCCCGGAGAGAGATGCGACTGCACAACATATAACCTTAAGGAGGATTTTGAAAATGTTAGAAATGAAAGTAACTATTGCCCCGACAACGGAACTCGTCGCAGTGCTTGAGAAGCTCGCGACCGCTATTGGCGGAGGCAGCAAACGCCCGGAAACGGTAATCGAGGCACCCAAGGCACCGACAGTGCAGGTAACGCCGCTTCCGGACGACCCTGCGCCTGCTCAGACTGTCACGCCCTCGGTTAACCCCGTGGCATCAACGGTACCGACCTCTGCGCCGCAGTATACCGTGGAGATGCTCGCGAATGCTGGAACAACGCTCGTTGACGCCGGTAAGATGCCGGAGCTCCTGCAGCTGCTTGCTGACTTCGGCGTCAACGCCATCACGGACCTTAAGCCCGAGACATATGGCGCTGTGGCCGGCAAGTTGCGTGCTCTCGGCGCGCAGATATGAAGGGAGTTGAGAAATATGCCACCTGAGACACATGCACTGCTGTCAGCTTCATCCGCTGCGCGGTGGCTGCACTGCACCGCTGCACCGAGGCTTGAAGCGCAGTTCCCCGAAACAAACTCGCACTATGCCGAAGAGGGTAGACTTGCGCACGCAATATGCGAGCTCAAAGTGATTAAGCATTTCACCATGCAGATTAAGCCGCGGGCTTTTACGGCAAAGCTCAACAAACTCAAGGCAGCGCCGCTCTATAACGACGAGATGGACAAAACCTCTGATTTGTACATAGAGCATTTGTCCGAAAGAGCCATGCAGTACTGTACCCGTCCGAATGTGGCGGCAGAGGTGCGCGTTGACTTTGGCGACTATGTGCCGGAGGGATACGGCACCTGTGACTGTATCATGATAGGCGGAGACACACTGAGCATTGTGGACTATAAACACGGTCAGGGTGTTCCGGTCTCGGCAGAAAATAACCCGCAGATGAGGCTTTATGCGCTCGGTGCGCTGAGACGATACGCGCCGGTGTTCGGAGACACGATCAAGTTTGTCAGCATGACCATTGACCAGCCGAGAATCCAATCAGAGGTCAGCACCGAAACAATAACTGTGGAGGAACTGCGCGCATGGGGCGAAAGCATCAAGCCGATAGCGCAGGAGGCATTCTCCGGCGAGGGCAGGTTTTGCGCCGGCGAGTGGTGCCGTTTCTGCCGAGCCCGTGCGACGTGCCGAGCCAGAGCGGAGCAGAACCTCGCACTGGAAGAATTCAAACAGCACGACATACACACTTTGACGGACGCAGAAATCGGAGACTGCCTCGCTCGTGGAGCGAACCTTGTGAAATGGTACAAGGATCTCGAAGATTACGCTCTCTCGGCACTTATCCGCGGTGAGTCCATTCCCGGATGGAAAGCCGTTGCCGGAAGAAGTATCAGAACATTCAGTAATCAGGATGCCGCCCTTGCCGCGGCAATTGCCGCAGGCTATGACGAGTCTCTTGTCTATGACCGCAAGCCGAAGACGCTTACCGAGCTCGAGAAGCTCATGGGCAAGGCAGAGTTTGCTGACAAGCTCGGCAGTTTTGTTGTCAAACCGCTCGGAAAGCCTACACTCGCGCCGAAATCAGATAAGCGTGAACCGTATAGCCCGGCGGCGGCAGATTTTGCGGGTGTTGCAAATGGATAACACAAAGAACTTCTCTATTCACCATGGCAACGGAACTGTTGTTGTTTATCCGGCGTTTTTAGAGAACGCACCGAACCCTAAAATCAAAAGCCTATTTACACTGGCGCAGAAGTGGTTTCGCGCAAATGCCGGCGTGATAGCGCGCATGAGTGAATACTTATATCTGCGTCGCGAAGATTGCAGAAAAGATGCCGCCGCGGCTAAGAAAAACTACTCCGACCTATATCAGGCGCCAGGATGGGAAAATGGTACCGTGACAACAGACAAAAAGATTATCAGAAAACAGGAACTTTCGAATAAGCGGCTTGCAGAGCGAGTAAAAAATTGCATGGCAAAGCTCAAAAAGATTGAATCGGTGTGTGAAATCTTCAACGAAAAATTCCGTGATAACGGCTATCAAATCAATGACTAAATTTACAGGAGGATATATTCATGTATCAGAACATCAAAACAAAAGTACTTACAGGCGAGGTCAGACTCTCTTACTGCAACCTCATTACAGCACGCGCTGCCAAGCAGGGTGGAGACCCGAAATACAGTGTAACTTTGCTGATTCCTAAGACGGACACCGCGACCATCGCAGACATTCAGGCATCAATGCAGGCAGCGTATGATGACGGTGTAAGCAGCAAATGGGGTGGAGCGCATCCGGCACCCAAGACACTGCTCCACGACGGCGACGGGCTGCGTGAATCCGGGCTGCCCTATGGCGATGAGTGCAAAGGTTACTTTGTTATCACGGCATCAACCAAGAACAAGCCGCAGGTTGTCGGTATCGATAACATCAACTGCGAGCTTGCGCCGTCGGATATTTACAGCGGAATGTACGCTCGTGTAACCGTAAATTTCTTCCCGTATGACAGCGCAGGAAGCAAGGGCGTCGGATGCGGTCTCGGCAATGTGCTCAAGACTCGTGACGGAGAGCCCCTCGGGGGAGGAGCCTCCGCCGCCGCAGACTTTGAGGGTCTCGGTCAGAGCTTTGCCATAGCACAGCCCGCAACCAATGCATTTGTACCTAAAATAAACCCGATAACCGGACAGCCTATGTAAGGAGATAGAAAAAGAAATGGATCATTTAAGTATCGACCTCGAGACATTCTCAAGTGTGCCGATAGCTAAAGCCGGTGCTCAAAAATATATAGCGAGCCCGGATTTCGAGATCCTGCTTTTCGCCTATTCTCTCAACGGCGCTCCGTCCGTGTGCTGTGACATAGCACAGGGCGAGCTTTTGCCCGACTGGGTATTGGATGCGCTGTGCGATCCTCAGTGTCTGAAGCACGCATACAACGCAGCGTTTGAATGGGGTTGCCTCTCCAAGTTTATGGGGAGGCAGCTGCCTCCGGAACAGTGGCGCTGCACTATGTTTCACGGACTTTATGCGGGATACCCCGCAGGACTTGATGCCGCGGGGCGCGCTCTGGGTTTGCCGGAGAATAAGCGTAAACTCAGCACCGGCAAAGCATTGATACGGTATTTTTGCGTGCCCTGCACGCCGACGAAGAGCAACGGCGGCAGGCGCAGAAATCTGCCGAACCATGACCCGGCGCGATGGGAGCTGTTTAAAGAATATAACGCCCAGGATGTGACGACCGAAATGGAAATTGAACGGCGTCTTTCTCTGATTACCGTGCCGGACTGGCTGCAGAGGCAGTGGGAGACAGATCTTCTCATCAACGCCCGAGGCGTAGCTGTGGACATGGAAATGGTGAACGGCGCGCTTGAAATAGGCGCAACCGTGCGCGAACGGCTGACACAAGAGGCGGTTCGAATATCCGGTCTGAGTAATCCGAACAGCGTGCAGCAGCTCTCCGCTTGGCTTGAGCAGGAGACCGGGGAAGAGGTTACAGATCTGCGGAAAGATACCGTTGCAAAGATGATAGCGCAAGCACCGGATATTCCGGAGGTGCAGCGTATGCTTGAGATAAGGCAGGAGCTCGGTAAGACGAGCACGAAAAAGTATGATGCGATAGAGCAGGCCGTATGCCCCGACGGGCGCGTTCGGGGGCTGCTGCAATTCTACGGCGCCAACCGGACGGGCAGATGGGCAGGGCGTTTGGTGCAGGTGCAGAACCTGCCGAGAACGTACACACAGCCGCTTGAACTCGCGAGAAATCTCGTAAAGCAGCGCAAACTTGACAATTTGAGACTGATTTACGGCAGTGTGCCGGATACGCTGTCACAGCTGATACGCACTGCATTTGTTGCGTCGGACGGTAATGTCCTCATCGATGCAGATTTCTCCGCAATAGAGGCGCGCGTAATATCGTGGCTGGCGGGGGAACAGTGGCGGCTCGAGGTTTTTAAGACCCACGGCAAAATTTACGAAGCGTCAGCTTCACAGATGTTCGGCGTACCGATTGAAAGAATAAAAAAGGGCAATCCGGAGTATGCCCTGCGGCAAAAGGGCAAGGTTGCGGAGCTCGCTCTTGGATATCAGGGCGGAGCGGGCGCATTGATAAATATGGGTGCTCTCGATATGGGCATACCCGAAGATGATTTGCCCGATATAGTGCAGCGCTGGCGCGACACAAACAAGCGTATATGCGACCTTTGGTACAAGATGAATTCCGCCGCGGTGGAGGCAATAAGTACCGGATGCAGCGTCGGCGTCGGAAGGCTGCTTGTGTCTTGTGAATATGATGCTGCGCACGAGGTCGAGTATCTGACTGTTCTGCTTCCGAGCGGGCGAAAGCTGTATTATAACTCGCCGCAGATTGGAGAAAACAAGTGGGGCGGACCGTCCATTTCATATATGGGCATGGATCAGACCACAAAGAAGTGGAAACGCATCGAGACCTACGGCGGGAAGCTTGTTGAGAATTGCGTCCAAGCTGTTGCGCGCGATTGCCTAGCGCAGGCTATTGAAAACCTTGAGAAAGAGGGCTTGCCGGTCGTATTTCACATCCACGACGAGGTTGTTATAGACTGCCGTGCGGACACTGCAACGCTTGACGCTGTCGTAAATATAATGAGCCGACCGATACCGTGGGCACCGGGCTTACCGCTCAACGCTGACGGCTGGGTCGGGGGATTCTTCAAAAAAGATTAACGGTCGAGGAGAAGACGATATGCAGCATGACCGAAAAATAACCATATCTTACGGTGCAAGCAGGCGCGCCATCGTGTGGAATCCGCAGACCCTGCTTGTATCGGAGCTGTGGGAGAAGCTAAAAGTGCCGGCGCGAGGCACAGAGAGTCTCGCAGAGTATATGAACCTCAAGAAGGCACAGCAGGATGATCTGAAAGATGTCGGCGGATTTGTCGGCGGTACGCTGCTCGGCAACCGCCGCAAAGCAAATAATGTTCAAGGCAGGGATGTTGTCACGCTCGACCTCGACAGCATACCCGCGGGGCATAAGGATGACGTGCTGCGCCGTGTGGATGCACTCGGCTGCGGCTATTGCGTGTACAGTACGCGCAAGCATCAGCCGGCGGCGCCGAGACTCAGAGTGCTGTTGCCTTTAGACCGCACAGTGACTGCGGATGAATATGAGCCGATAGCTCGCAAGATGGCGGAGCTTATCGGACTTGAATTCACAGATCCCACGACTTTTGAGCCGAGCAGGCTGATGTATTGGCCGAGCTGCTGCGCAGACAGTGAATATGTCTATCTCGTGGGAGACAAGCCGTTTGCGTCTGCCGACGGTGTGCTTGCCCAATATTCGGACTGGCACGATGTGTCCCTATGGCCGGCTCTGCCGGGGCAGCAGGCTTTCACGAAGTTAGCAGTCAAGCAGGGTGACCCCGAAGATAAACACGGCACTGTGGGTGCTTTTTGCCGCGTTTACGACATCCCACGGGCGATGGATGAACTCATTCCCGGAATATATGAGCCTGTTGACAGCGCTCCCGGACGATATACATACCTCGGAGGCTCTACGACCGGAGGTGCGGTGCTGTATGACGATGGCAAGTTCTTATACAGCCACCACGCCACCGACCCCTGCGGCGGTCGCCTTGTCAATGCTTTCGACCTCGTCCGCCTGCACAAGTACGCTGAGTTGGATGATGAAGCGCAGCCGGGCACTCCGACAAACAGGCTGCCGTCCTATCTCGAGATGTGCAAATATGCCTGCGGTCTGAAAGCCGTTGCGACACTTATGGATCGTGAGCGCTATGAGAGCGCAGTCAAAGACTTCGAGGGCGTCGCAGCGGACAAAGAAGAGGACGCTGTTGACTGGATGACACTACTTGAGAAGAATGTACAGACCGGCGCCATAAAGGGCACGATAGACAATGTGCGTATAGTGCTCGAACACGACCCTCAGCTTGTCGGAAAGTTCGCACTCAACGAGTTTGCCGGGCGCGGAGAGGTGCTTGGGGCGCTCCCTTGGGATAAGCGTGACAAGCGCAGGCTGTGGGACGATAACGACAATGCCGGCTTGTACTGGTACCTCGAAAAGGTCTACAAGATAACAGGCAACGGAAAGATAGACGGTGCGCTTTCGCTCCATTCAAATTCGCACTCATTCAATGATGTAAAGGATTATTTGCGCGGTCTGATCGGTAAATGGGATAATGTCCCTCGTTTGGATAGTCTCTTCATAGACTACCTTGGCGCAAAGGACACGGCATACAACCGCGCCGTAACCCGCAAGGCGTTCACTGCGGCTGTTGCCCGTGCAATGACGCCCGGATGCAAATATGACAGCATGGTGATTCTGACAGGACCGCAGGGCATAGGAAAGAGTACGCTGCTCGACAAAATGAGCTGCGGATGGTTCAACGACAGCATACGTACCTTTGAGGGCAAAGAGGCATCGGAGCTGTTGCAGGGTGTTTGGCTTGTGGAGGTATCGGAGCTTGATGCTTTCCGCCGTACAGATGTCAGCCGTATTAAGCAGTTTTTGAGCCTTCGGGCGGACAGATTCAGAGCGGCATACGGGCGAAATGTCAAAGAACTGCCGCGCAGTTGTATATTCTTCGGCACGACGAATAACTCCGACTTCCTGCAGGACACCACCGGCAACCGCCGTTTCTGGCCGATAGACACGGGCGAACAGCAGCACCGAAAGAGCGTCTGGAAGGATCTTGACAATGAACGCGATCAGATATGGGCTGAGGCTCTTGTGCGGTGGCAGACGGGAGAACCGCTGTATCTGTCAGGAGCGATAGAAGAGGCCGCAAAAGCCAAGCAAGAAGAGCACCGTGAGACATCGAGCCGAGAGGGTATTATCCGTGAATTCCTCGAACGCAAAGTGCCGGAGGATTGGAGCAAATGGCCGTTGGACAAACGTCGTATGTTCTGGAGCGGTGCAACCGTGGGTAACGACAGCCTGAGCCTTGTTCCACGTGACAGAGTTTGCGCGCTCGAAATCTGGTGTGAAGCACTTGATGGAAGTATAAAGGAAATGAAGAACGCCGATACTCGCGAGATAAACGCGATTGTTTCCGCAACGAATGGATGGAAAAAATCGGCAATCACATTGCACTTTGGCGGGACATATGGAACACAAAGGGGCTTTATAAAAGTCTAACAAACAGACTAACATTTACGCTAACAAATAGTTTTTGCGCTTAAAATGTTAGAAAATCGGCTTCTAACATTTTTTTTGAAAAAAGGCACTTTTGTTAGAATGTTAAATTGGTTGTTAGAGCTAAAATCCTTGAAAATCAATAATTTCTATAAAAATCTAACAATCTAACATTTATTACTAAAGATTAGTAAATTAGAGGGTTAGAGAGTAAAAAAACTCTCTAATCCACCTGATGTGTACATGTTACGTGTACATGTACACGCGACGCGCGAAAGGAGCTTAAAAATGACTTGTTCTGAATGGTTGAAAAATGAGCTTGACTCGAGTTCAGATCCGGTGCTTTGCGACACGATACGCGCAAAAGCAAAGGAGCTCGGGTACAGTAAGCGCGAGCTCAAAGAAGCTCGAGTTAAATTAGGTGTGAAAACCTTCCATCTCATAAATGAGGATAGTGAGACAAATTGGTTTTGGTATCTGCCGGAGGAGGAAAACAATGCTTGAGAAAGAAATAGAACAGTACTTCTGCAAGGCGGTAAAAACGCGGTTGAGCGGTTGGCCGCTGAAGTTCACAAGCCCCGGCCAAAATGGTGTGCCGGATAGGATTGTGCTTCTCCCGGGCGGAAAGATTTATTTTGTGGAGCTTAAAGCCCCCGGCAAAAAGGCACGAAAGCTGCAGGAGCATGTGCATCAGGAGCTGAGCACTCTCGGCTTTCCGGTACAGCTGATTGGCACGAGGGAGGCAGTTGACGATTTCGTAAGAGAGGTGCAGGCAGGTGGAATATAAGCCGCATAACTACCAGGCATACTGCATCGAGCGCATAGTGAATGATGAGGCTGTCGGTTTATTCCTGCGCCCCGGACTCGGCAAAACTTCCATAACGCTGTCCGCAATCAACATCCTGAAGTACTATCGTTGGAGCATTTGCAAGGCGCTTGTAATCGCGCCGAAAAAGGTTGCGGAGGGCACGTGGAGCAAGGAAGCGGCGAAGTGGGATCACCTGCAGCATCTGCGCGTAGTTCCTGTTCTTGGATCCAGCGCGAAGCGCATCCGCGCGCTGAATACACCTGCCGACGTATATGTTATCAACAGGGAGAACACAGCCTGGCTGGTTGATTATTACAAGCAGGATTGGCCGTTTGACATGGTGGTGCTTGATGAAAGCACAAGCTTCAAAAACGGCAGCAGCAAAAGATTCAAGGCTTTAAAGCTTGTGCGCAGATTTTTCAAAAAGACGGTACTCCTTACCGGCACGCCGTCATCACGCAGCCTAATGGATCTGTGGGCGCAGGTCTGGTTACTTGACCAGGGCGCGCGGCTGGGTAAAAACATCACGCAGTTCAGGACACGATACTTCGACGCCAACACGCACGGCGGTCACTTTACGGACTATAAGCCCAAGAGCGATGCGGAAACAGCAGTTTTGTCCGCTATAAGCGATATTTGCGTCAGCATGAAGGCGGAAGACTATCTCGAATTGCCGGATTGCATAATCCACGAGATTCCGGTGGTGCTTGATGCAAAAGCTCAAAAGGCGTACCGCGATTTTGAGAAGAACCTGCTGCTGGAAATCAACGAGGATGTTATAACAGCGAACACGGCAGCTGTGCTGACAGGAAAGCTGCAGCAGTTCTGCGCCGGTGCTATGTATGACGATGACCGCCGGGTGGTACATATTCACGACGCGAAGTTGGAGGCGTATCTCGAATTGATTGAGAGTCTGAGCGGCGAACCGTGCATCACGTTCTACGGCTACCAGCACGACCGCGACCGCATACTCGCCGCACTTGAGAAGACCAAACTGCGGGTGAGGGTATACCGCGGGACAGAAGATGAAGACGCGTGGAATGCCGGCAAAATTGATGTGCTTCTTGTACATCCGAGCAGCTGCGCATACGGGCTTAATCTTCAGGCGGGCGGCAGGCATATCGTGTGGTTTACGCCGAATTGGAGCTTCGAACTGAACGATCAGGGTAAATGCCGCCTGTGGCGTCAGGGTTCACCGTATGACAAGGTGTATGTCCATTATCTCGTCGTGCAGGGCGGAGTCGATGAGGATGTTATGGCAGCCATCAGAGACCGGGCAGCCACACACGATACAGTCATGCGCGTACTTAAGGCGCGAATACAGAAAGTAAAGGCTGGTGATATCAGTGCCTGAGATGTGTCCGGATGAGCATTGTGTGTTTCTCGTCCAGACCGGCGGAGAAAAGCCTCTGTGCCCGTTCCGGCATTGCCTGCAATCAGAGCTCGACAAACACGAGAAACGCCGAGAGGAGGCTGTTAAATGACGCTTAAAGAGTTGTCGCAGCTGTACTACCTTGACAAGGAGATAGAGCTTGACCGTGAGAGGCTTGCGGAACTGCGGACAAATTTGCTCTGTCCGAGATCGCCGAACTACGACGGTATGCCGCATAGCCCGAACCCTGAGCCTGCGCTTGAACGCTGCATAGCGGAGATAACGGATCTCGAAGCTATAATCCAGGCTAAAATCGAGCAGCGCATATATGAGCGCAGCCGACTTGAGCGCTACATATCGGATATTCCCGACAGCCTGACCCGGCAGATATTCACGCTGCGATTCGTGGATGGCTTGAAGTGGGAAGAAGTGGCGGACAAGGTCGGAGGGCATAATACGGGGTACAGTGTCAAGAAAATTTGCTATAGGTTTATAGCGAAGAACTGATTTTGTCCCATATGTCACGCGCACATATGGTTAAATATAACCTGAAGAATGTTACAGATATTCTATTCTTCATTTTTATGTCCCCTTTCACACACGCCTGCCCCGCAGCGTCATAAATAGCGGGGCTTTTGATTTGTAAAAAGCAAAGGCGGCGCGAAATCGCGCCGCCTGCATGACTTATTCGTTTTTGATTCGTATGATGATCTCTTTGCGGTCAAGGTCAACGACCTTTTCAAGCTGTACACCGGCTTCGGTAAAGCCGCATTCTCTTGCTTCGGCAGAGCCGATGTTGATAGTGTAGCTTGTGATATGACCGTGGTTTCCGCGCTTAGGGGACAATTTGATTGGTTTTACTGTCATCTTAGACATCCTTTCTCGCAAGAATTATGATTGCGCACACGCTGCATATGGCTGCAAAAACGCTGATGATAATGCCAGGTATGTAACCGACGAATCTCGATATGCACCAAAGCGCCATGCTTGCGACGATGAAAATGATTGCAATAATAATACTTGATTTTTTCATAATCCTTGCATATAATAAAAATAGATGGTAGGGAACGACTGTCACTCGTCCGTGCCATGTGGGTTTTCCTTCTTTTTTGCAGGTCTTTATAAGTTCGATTATAACTGATAAGATCTTGCAAATTGAAGTGATCAACTCATAAGTTGACATATGCATTACTCCTTCCTTAGAGACTTGCGAGGTGCGAATAGCTGCGCTCGCTGTACCCCTATTATAGCGTAGAGTAACGCTATGTTTACCAAAAAATTAAAAAAATTTTTTATTTTTTTACACCCGAAAGGGTGTTTTTTTATTTCAAGTCACAAGAACGGAGGTGAACCCATGACCGACAAGCAAAGGCGGTTTGCAGACGAGTACATCATCGACTGCAACGCGACAAGAGCGTACAAGGCTGCTTATCCACGGATAAAATCGGATGATGCTGCGAGAGCCAATGCGTCAAGGCTGCTAACAAATGCTAATGTTAAAGCCTACATCGAAGCAAAACTTGATGAGCTGAGCTCGAAAAAGATAGCCGACGCGCAGGAGGTCATGGAGTACCTCACCGCCGTGATGCGCGGAGACAGCACGGCGAGCGTCGTGGTTGTGGAAGGTCAAGGCGACGGCTGCAGTGCGGCAAAGGTGCTGGATAAGCCGCCGGACGAAAAAGAGCGCCTGAAGGCTGCGGAGCTGCTTGGCAAGCGTTTCAGCCTGTTTAAGGATGGAATTGAAGTCTCCGTCAACGCGCCGCAGATTATCGACGATATAGGAGGCGGCTAATATGGCCGTCAGGCTTACTGACATAATCGCGCCGTCGTTTTATGAGGTGCATCGCGATGTGTGTGCTGGGCAGCATACGCACTATGTGCTTAAAGGCGGGCGCGGAAGCACGAAGAGCAGCTATATATCGCTTGAAATTGTCTGCGGCATCATTAAAAACCCTGACGCGCACGCGATCGTGTTCCGCAAAATTGCAGACACGCTGCGGGACAGCGTTTTTGCACAAATGCTGTGGGCTATTGATAAACTGGGCGTGTCGCAGTATTTTAAAGCGACGGTCAGTCCGATGAAAATCACATATCTGCCGAGCGGGCAAACGATTATGTTTCGAGGTCTTGACGATCCGATGAAAGTCAAGTCCATAAAAATCCCGTTCGGCTATTTTCGTTATATCTGGTTCGAGGAATGGAATCAGTTTTCCGGGATGCGGGAAACCGATAATGTGCTGCAGTCGGTCATGCGCGGCGGCAGTAAATTCGATGTTTTTTATTCGTACAATCCCCCTGAGTCGCTGCGGGCGTGGGTGAATGATGAGGTGCGCGTAGAGCGCGCCGACCGCCTGGTACATCACAGCACATATTTGACTGTGCCGCAGGACTGGATAGGCGCGCCGCTGCTGTTGGAGGCGGAGCACCTGAAACAGCACTCGCCGGAACGATATAGGCACGAGTTCCTCGGGGAAGTCACCGGCACGGGCGGCGAGGTATTCCGGAACATCAGTATCCGACCCATCACCAATGAAGAGATTGCGCGGTTCGACCGTATCAGGCGCGGCATAGACTGGGGCTATGCGGTTGACCCGTTTGTTTTTATATCGTGCAACTATGATAAGCCGCGCAGGCGGCTGTACATATACGACGAGATATACGCGGCGGGCATGAGCAACAGGCTTGCCGCCGACCGTATAAAATCTCGTGGAGTTGCCGGCGAAATTATCGCAGACTCCGCCGAACCGAAGTCTATAGCGGATATGTATGAATACGGCCTGAGAGTCAGAGGCGCACGCAAGGGTCCGGACAGCGTGAAGCACGGCATAGAATGGCTGCGCGACCTCGACGAAATAATAATAGATCCCGCCCGCTGTCCAAACGCGGCGCGGGAATTTTCATCGTATGAGCTCGAACGGGATAAGGACGGCAATTATAAGGCGAACTATCCCGATAGAGACAACCACACGATTGACGCCACGCGCTACGCCACCGAGAACGACCAGCAGAATGTGAGGGTAACTTAATGATTAACAATATGGACTTGATAAGAGAAAAGCTCGCGTATCACCATACGGCTACGGACGATGAGATTATCAAAACCGTGCTTAAAAATGCGCGGGAAGACCCGGAGTATCTGGCGGCATGTGAGGGACTCCGATATTATCGCGGTATGCAGGACATTCTGCAGAAAGATTTTCGCGAGACGGTTGTCTACGAAGAAGACGAAAACAGCCCGGCGGGCATAAAGCGCGGCGGTGTTAAGATAATCAACGAAAACAATTCGAATCACCACAATGTGCATAATTTTCATGCGTTGATGGTCGACCAGAAGGTCGCGTACATCCTCGGCAAGCCACTTTCCGTCTCTGTTGAGGGCGCAAATGACGGAGCGGGCGGTGCAGATGAAAGTCTGAAAGCTTTTGAGGACGCCGTCACCGCAGTGACCTCAGACGAGGCTTTTGTGGACATGCTCCCCGACCTCGCAACAAATGCGTCGAATTGTATCGTCGGATGGCTGCATGTCTATTACTCGGCAGCCGGCAAGCTTTGTTTTGTTGTTATCCCGACGACAGAATGTATTGCCTGCCGCGATATGAGTTATCAGCAGGTGATTACCGACTTTTTCCGCCACTATAAAATAACCGTCGTGCAAAACGGCACAGAGACGGAGCGGGAGCGGGTAGAGTGGTGGACTGCGACAGGGGTAAAACGCTATGTTGAAAACGATGCCGGAGAGTTTGTGCTCGAAAGCAACAGCCCGCACTGGTATAACGAGCAGATAATCAACGACGAGCGCGTTTCGGTTGAAGCGCGGTCTTGGGGGAGAATCCCGTTTGTTCCGCTTTATAACAACTCTGCGCATCAGACCGACCTTTCGCGAATCAAAGGTCTGCTTGACGCATATAACCTGATATCTTCTGCGTCGACGAATAATCAGATAGATCTCGTCGAGCTTTACTGGATGATACAAGGATACGGCGGCGAGACCGCAAAAGCGATACAGCAGAAGCTGCAGATAAACAAGGCGGTGTCAATAAGCGATCCGTCAGGCAAGATAAGCGCGGAGCAGGTCACACTGAATGTCACCGAGCGCCTCGCCTGGCTCGATATGCTCCGCCGGGACATATATCATATCGGGCGCGGCATTGATATGAACGATGAAAAGCTCGGCAGCGCGCCGTCAGGCGTCAGTTTGAAATTCCGCTACACCCTGCTTGACCTCAAGGCTGACCCGCTTGTTTCGAAGTTAAAGGTCATGTTGAAAGAGTTGTCATGGTTTATTACGCAGGATATCAACCTGAAGAACGGTACCGACTATGACTATACGCTTATAAAATACGATGTCCACAAGTCGATGATAGTCAATGATGCGGAGACAGTGGACATAATCCAGAAGTCGCAAGGGCTTGTGCCTGATAAGATGCTTTTAGCAAAGCACCCGTTTGTTGATGATGTCGCGCAGGCGTATGAAGAGCTGCAAAAGCAGCGCGAGGAAAACGCAAAGATGTTTATCGGCGACGATGACGACAAGGACGATTCCGAAAAGGATGATGAATAATGCGCTCTGATCTCTATTGGGAGGAGCGGGCACTGCAGCGCGAGGAATATGCCCGACGTGCCTCGACGCGGGCTATAAAGACAAAAACGGTCAAGTTATACGCCAAGGCGCAGAAGGACCTCGACGCCCGCATAAATCGGATACTTTCGCGTTATGCGGCAAATGGTGAATTGACGCTGGAAGAGGCTCGTCGGATGCTGAACACCAAAGAAGCGGAATTGGAGGCACTGCGCAAAGAGCTCAATAACATAAAAGACCCGGTCATAAAAAGAAAAGCACTTGCCCGTCTCAATGCGCCGGCATACGCCGCGAGAATAAATCGCCTTGAGGCTTTGAAAGCCAATATCGAGACGGAAACGGCATTGCTTGCCGACCGGGAGAAGCGGGAGCTCAATCGGCTGCTTGAAGACGTGAGCGGGGATACATACTATCGCAGTATATATGACACGCAGATCGGCACGGGATTAGGCTTTGAGTTCTCAGCCCTGTCGAAAGGCGCCGTAAACACCATAGTAAATGATCGCTGGAAAGGCGCGAATTTTTCTGACCGCATCTGGCAGAACACATCCGCGCTTGCCAACAGCGCATACGGTATTGTGGCGCGTGGAATTATGACGGGAGCGGGTCCGCAGGTAATGGCGCGCCAGCTCGCCGAAGCTATGCAGTCCGGAATGTATAACTCGATGCGGCTGATACGCACCGAGACAAACCGTGTGCATAACGCCGCCGAAAAGGTGGCATACGAAGAGGAAGGCATAACGGAATACAGATTTCTCGCCACCCTTGACGGGCGCACCTGTGATGTCTGCGGCGCTTTGGACGGCAAGACTTTTCCGGTCTCCGAAGCGAAGGAGGGCATAAACTATCCGCCGCTTCATCCGAACGACCGCTGCACTACAACGGCAGTCATAGAGGGACAAAACCGAGCCGAACTCAAACGCAGGGCATTGGATCCCGAGACCGGGAAAACGGTGCTTATTCCGGCAGAAACGACATATGAAGAGTGGCTTGCGGATAATATAAATCCTCTTACCGGGAAGCTTAAATATTATCCGCCCAAGACTTTGACACAAGTGTCCTCCTACAATAGAGATCAGTTCGAACGGTATTCGGCAGTCTTAAAAGAAAACGTGCCGGATTCTCTTGATGAATTCTTAAAAATAAAGTATAATGATCCTGAGAAGTGGAAGACGCTTAAAAGGCAATACCGCTTGGTGAATCAATACAAGATAGATTCAGGCAATTTATCTACTGATGAAATCTTACGGTTTGATAAAAAGGTTATTTATGAAAAAAGACTCCAGTTCACGAGCAAATACAAAAGAAGCGGAAACGTTGCCGGTGCATATATCGATGATGATTTTGACAATATGTACTATGCACACAGCCAAATAGATGAAGGGACAAAAGGATATAAGGGAACCAATAAATTGGTTGAACTTAAAACAAATCGTCGCTTTGAATATATTGATGTGTTAAAGACTGACGGAACTGTACGACGAGGAACTTTTAGAGATACAGAAGCAAAACTTTTTGAGTATTCTGCAGATTTATATGAAGAAAAGCCTTTCAAAAAAATCTGTATGCTTTCTGAACGTGGAATGTGTGATAGCTGTAAAGGTGTAATGAGACAATTTCAAGAGCTTCATCCGGATGTCGAGATAAATGTCGTTTCAAATAAGACGGTTGAAGGTGATGTCTGGAAAAGGAGGATGAAAAGCAAAAAATGAAATACGATTTTGATTATTTGGGAACCAAAGAGCTATTCGACGATTGTTTAAAGGCGTGTTGGGAGTTTAAGAGTGGCAGCTACCTCGAAGATTGTTATCTCCCGGAGTTTAAAGAAAGCTCTCTTGCTGAGGCTGAACGACTTAATGTTCTTCTTCCGCTGATAAAGTGGGAAGTGGACAACAACGATCTCAGCGAAGCTATGAGCGACGAGCTCTATCTCTACTATGAAGATTTGCTCAAAGGCCGCCTCGACGGAATACTGGACGAAGAGGAAGCCCCGATTATCATAAAAGACCTCACCGAGAGTTATATAAAAGCTTTCGGAAAAGATACTCTTGATGAAGAGGATCAATAATAAATAACGAGCCGCCAAGCGAAAGCGAGGCGGTTTTGTCATATTACAACATAATAATTACAGCGTTTTGCAGTCAAATGCAAAGCGCTGTTTTTATATCCAAATTTATCCGCCACCCGGAGCAAAATGGTGTCGCGCAATATTGGGACTGGCCAAGTAAAAAGGGAGCGCGGGAAAGGACAGACATGGACTGGCTTAAAGACATTTTAGGCGACGCACACACCGAGGACATCGACAAGAAGATAGCGAGCTATATCGGCAAGAACTTTGTTTCAAAAGCAGATTTTCGCGCCGAGTCCGACAAGGTCAAGAACCTTGAGGGCCAGATAGCAGAGCGGGACGGTCAGCTTGAAGAGCTCAAAAAGGTTGATACCGCCGGACTGCAGGCTACAATTACACAGCTGCAGAACGAGAACAAGCAGGCTAAGGCTAAGTATGACAGCGATATCGCCGCCATGAAGCTTGACTCCGCTATCGATGCCGCTATTACAGCCGCCAAGGGCAAGAACGCAAGAGCTATAAAAGCCTTGATAACACCCGGCAGTGTGAAACTCGACAAAGACGGCAAGCTCGAGGGCTTTGACGATCAGCTCAAAGCAATCAGGGAAAGCGACGCCTATCTTTTTGACAAAGTCGAAATCAGACAGAGGGGCGGAGACCCCGACCACGGCGGCGGAGACCCTGAACCGGGTGAAGCCCCCGAGAACTATGCCGATTATGTAAATTGGCGCAAAAATCAGTAAAAACGGAGGATTTAACAAATGTCAAACAAATTCCTGACTCCTCAGATAGTCGCGAACGAGGCTCTTATGGTGCTCGAGAACAATCTCGTTGCTGCCGACCTTGTCCATAAGGACTATTCCAAGGAGTTCGCGCACGTCGGTGATACCATCACCATCCGCAAGCCCGCGAAGTTTTCCGCGAAGAACTTCGTCGGCGAGACCGTAGACCAGAATGTGAACGAGGGCAGCGTCAAAGTGACCCTTGACCATTTCCGCGATGTCACCGTTCCGGTCACTTCTAAGGAAATGACCCTCGACATCAAGTCATTTTCTGAGCAGATCATATCTCCTGCGGTGCAGGCCATATCCCAGGCCATCGACAGCGATATTATCGCCGAAGGCATCGCAAACGCCGGCAACACCGTGAGCGGCACCGCGAACGCGGCCGACCTCAAGGACATTGCCAACATTGCCAAGGCATTTGACCTCAAGGGCGTACCGATACAGCAGCGCAGACTTCTCGTCAATCCGACGCACAAGTATCGCTATCTGACCACGGAAAACCTCTCAAAGGTCGCATATGCAGGCAACTCCGACGCCCTGCGCTCAGCAGAGCTCGGCTCTATCTATGGTCTTGACACCTATATGTCGCAGAATGCCCCCGATACCCTCGCGGCAACTGCGGGCACTGCGACCGCTGCAAAGGTCTCCTGCACCGCCGGCGAGACTAAGGTCGCACTCTCGGATGTCACTGCGGCGACCGGCACCTTTAAAAAGGGCGACGGCTTTATCCTCGACGGCTATCTTTACAGATTTGCCGCCGATGCAACTGCCGCAAGCGGCGCGGTCGCTGAGGTCGCGATAGATCAGCCTATCCACCGCACTATTGCCTCGGACGCGGCAGTCAAGGTGTATCTCGTCAAAACGACCCACTCCCTCGCGTTCCACCGCAACGGCCTTGCACTCGTCACCCGTCAGCTTGAGCTGCCTATGGGCGCGAATAATGCGGCTATTGCGTCAAGCAGGAACGGTCTTGCTATCAGAGTCGTATATGACTACGACATCAAGCACAAGACCGACCGCGTCAGCTTTGATATCCTGTACGGTGTCAAGACCCTTGACAGCGACATGACCGCAAGGCTGGTGGGCTGATATGACGGAGCAGAACAAGGCCGACCTCATAGCCCGGATGCGCGTGATGTTGGGTAAGGAAATGTCGCTGCCGGCTGCCCGGTATCTGCTGGACAGCGTCGAGTCAAAGGTGTTGCGATATACCAAGCGGCGTGAGCTTGTCCCCGGTCTTGATCTGCTTGTGGCAGAGATAGCCGCGCAGCGTTACCGCACGCAGCAGCCGGGCTCTACCGATGCGGCGCAGACCGTTGCAAGCATAACGGACGGCGACCAGAGCGTGAGCTTTAAGCACAGCGACTCAGACCTCGCCACAACGGCGGAACTGAGCGACAGCGAAAAGGTGATGCTCAACGAGTGGAGGAGGCTTTTCTGGTGAAGATCCCCGACACCTTCAGACGCGCACAGCGCGCCGTATTTCAAGACAAAACAGTCGAGCATTATAAAGCCGTCAAACAGACGGGAACGCTCGGCAGCGAAACAGTGAAGCCCGCAGAAACGCCTGCGGGCTCTTTTACTGTCAACTTCCGACTCGTTACCGACGCTATGCAGGCGCAGGAATGGGGGCTGCAGTGCAACAAAGACGCCACCTTTTCAACATCCGATACGCTCGCTGTCGAGAAGGGCGACTATGTGAAATACGGTGGCGCTTATTACCGAATCACCGAGATCCAGCCGCACGACAGCCACACGCTGTATCTTTGCAAGGCGGTGAGCCGATGAGCATTGAAGTTAAGGGTCTCGGCGAGCTGGCGAAAAAGCTCGCAAAGCTCGGCGGCACTGATACCGCTATTTCAAACGGCACGCGCGAGGCGGCGCGAATAGTCAACAACAGCGCAAAAGAGCTGTGCCCGGTAGATAACGGCAACTTGCGCGCGTCGCTGCATACCGACTACAAGCGCGAGGGTAGCAAGCATATCGGCAGCGTATTGACCAATGTTGAATACGCCGCCTATGTGGAATTCGGTACGGGTCCTAAAGGTAACGGCACATATACTTATGAGCTCCCGGGCGGGATCCATTACAAGGCGGACAAGTGGCGCGGCAAAATCCCTGGTGTCGGCTGGCGAATGATAAGCGGACAAAAGGCGCAGCCGTATCTATATCCTGCGCTTATAAACAATCGCGAAGCAATACTCGAGTGCTATAAGCGCGCGATACAACAGGAAATAAATCGTAAAGGCGGTCAGAAAAATGGTTGATATCGAACAGGTGACTTATGATGTGCTTTCACTCGCTGTACCGGGCGTGAAATGGTCTGCGGAATATCCGCAGAGTTTTGAACGGCACGGTTTGATAAAGCAGATGGATAACTCCGTTAAAATGCCATCCTCTTCGCGTCCGGATCATTTTTCCCGGATCGCCGTGCAGATCCAGGTGTGGATGGCGACGCCGGAGGGCAGAAACGAGGTCGAGAGGCAAGTCGACGATGCAATGCTCCGCCTCGGTCTGCTTCGCGGCTGTCCTAACCACCTTGAGGACGAACAGGAGGACGGTACGGTGTTATACCGCACCGTCCTTCTTTATAACGGAGTCTATGACAACAACACGAAGCGGTTTTACCGCAGTTAATAAGGAGGTAAGTACAAATGGCTGAAGATTATCAGACTTCTATAGGCGTGATTCTGAAAATGGGCGCGAGCGCAGAAGCGGCAGCTGAAGTTCCCGGTCTGCTTGATTTTCCCGATATGCTCGGCGAATCGGACAAAATCGACGTGACCACGATGAAGGACACGCAGAGAAAGTATAAGCCCGGACTTTCCGACCCCGGGGATATGGCGTTTACTTTCGGCTATGAGGGTATGAAGACCGGCACGAACTGGGCGACCCTCAAGGGAGCTAAGGATGCAGACAAGACCTTTATTCTGCTGTTCCCGGACGGTTCCGGTTTCACATGGACAGGCAGAGTGTCACTTTCGATGCCCGGAAAGGGCGTCGCAGAGGCGCTGACCTTTACTGCAAAAATCACTCCATCGTCGGATATAGAGGAATATACCTCGTCCGGCGGCTAAAGAACACATCGGCGGGGGAAACTCCGCCGAAAATTTAAAATAAGGAGACAACAACTATGCTTACTGCGTGTAATGCACCTTTTTATAGATTGACCGCCGGCGAGAAGGAGTACAAGCTCAAGCTCACGACGGCGACAAAAATCGAAGTGGAAGACCGTATAGGCTGCAGCCTGCTTGAAGCTCTTGACAAGCTGGCATACACCAAGGTCTTTGCAGTGACCCTCTGGGGCGCGCTGCAGAAATACCAGGCGAATATGACGCTCCCCAAGACATATGAGCTCATCGATGCGCTTGAAGCCGAGGGCTTTACCCTCGAGGACAGAGCGGACACATTTCTCGGCATTATGAAGGTGTCCGGTTTTTTTACACCGGAACAGATAGCGGACATGGAGCGGGAGGACGAGGAGCAGGAGATAGAGTAATCTTCTCCTCGGCGACCGAGTGGGTCGCGGATCTCAAACCTCGCGCTTTTGCGGTCGGGATAACCCCGGACGAATTCTGGAGCATGTCGGCCGGAGAGGTTGAGGACCTTATATCCGCAAGGCAAAAGGCAGAAAATGAGCGGCGTAAATGGCAGTTACAGCTGATATGGAATCTCGGACAGCTCAATTCTTTCGCGTTTAACGACCCGAAAAAATATCCTACGCTTGAAAATGCGTTCCCGGCAGCTTTCGGCATGCAGCAAACCGGGTGGATGGTAATCAAAGCTCGGATGTCCGCTTATGCCAAATCAAAAAACGCCGCAAGGCACAGGGCAGGTGAGAAAAAATGACAGTTGAAGAACTGCAAGTGCTGATTACAGCAAACACCAAGGACTTTAACGCCAAGATTGATAAGGCGAACAAGAGGCTGGGGTCGCTTGAACAGCAGGCAACGCGCACGGGAGCGGGTGTCGGAAAGCTTTTTACAGGCATAAAAACTACCGCTGCCGTTGCGGTCATACGGGAAGTAGTAAGCGAGGTCAAGAAGTTGACGGACGCATATGCGGAAAACGAAGCCGCGCAGATGGGCTTGTCGAGCATATTGACCGCGCAGGGAAAAGACCTGAACGCCGCGAAAGCGTGGCTCAAATCGTACACTAAAGACGGTCTTATACCGATGATGGACGCTTACACCGCGTATAAGAGCCTCGCGGCGGCAGGATATTCCGACGAGCAGACACAGTCCATACTGACTAACCTGAAAGACTCGGCAGCGTTTAACCGTCAGGGCAGTATGACGATGGGCGAAGCCATCAAGAGCGCGGCCGAAGGTATCAAAAACGAAAACAGCATTCTTGTCGACAACGCCGGCGTTACAAAAAACCTGTCCGTTATATGGGATGAATATGCGGCATCGATAGGCAAGACTGCAGCAACGCTGACCGACGCAGAAAAGCGCATAGCCACGACACAGGGCATCATGCGGGAGACGGCATTCCAGACCGGAGATGCCGCGAAATATGCGAACACACTCGCAGGGGCGCAGGCCGCTTTGAAAGCTCAGACAAAAATGTTGTCGAGCGCGCTCGGGTCAATGTTTGCGCCGGCTTTGCAGCAGTGTATTCCGCAGGTCACGGCGTTGCTTGAAAGATTGACTGCCCTCGCCGAAAAAGCCGGGCAAGTTATGGCTATATTGTTCGGCACGTCGAGTGCAACGAGTCAGACATCATCAAACACATCTAAACTTGCCAACAGCACACAGCAAGTGTCCACAAACCTCGGCAGCGCGGCGAAAAAGGCAAAGGATTATAAAAATGCTTTGCTCGGCATCGATGAAATCAATCGTCTCGGAACGCCGGATACCGGATCTGATAGCGGCAGCGGCAGCGGAAGCAGCACAACGGTATCGAGCGGAGGAAACAATTTTAAGAGCCCATTTTCCAACGCTGACAGCGTTATTGACCCGAAGCTTGCAGAGCGCGCAGAGAAGCTGAAGCAGAAGCTTGAAAAAGTGAAATCCACAGTCTCTGCGCTTGAGCCGGTGATAAAAGGAGCTGCAGCCGGCGCGGCCGCCGCTTTCGGCGTAAAGGTTCTGAGTAAGTGGTACTCCGGCGCAAAAGGCGTGTGGAATAGCTTTAAGGGGCTGAGAGTTGTCTCTACTTTTACCGAGAGTTTTTCTTGGATAAAGGAGACCGGAGGAAGCACAGCGCAGGCGTTAGGTTATGGATGGAAGAAAGCTGCGGGTGCTGCCAAAGACAGTTTGAAGCAGTTTCGAGCGGGTTTGTCGGCAACTCAAAAAGCGATGATAGGCGCGGCAGGATTCGCGGCATCGCTGGCGATGGCAAAATCTGCTTTTAAGGCATTCGGCGCGGGCGCAGAAGACGCCAAAGCCAAACTGGCGGTTATGGCAGTAGGACTTACTGCCGTTGCAGTGGCTATGTATGCGGCGTTGGGTCCGGCCGGACTGGTCGTCGCGGCAATTGGTGCAATCACGGGAGCTATCATAGGTTTTGAACAGGGCGCAGATGAGCTTGCAGAAAAGACCTACCAATCCTCCGACGCCTATAAGGTGTTGTCAGAAAACATCGCATCCTCTGAGGCAATCATCCAAAGAACAAAGGAAAATATGGATGGTCTTAATCAGAAGATAGAGGGATTGAACACCGTCAGTGCGGAGTACGGTGCAGTTAAAATGCTCACCGACGAGATATATCAGCTGAGCGAAAAGTCAAATAAGTCCGCCTATGAAATGGACTTGATGCGCGTCAAGGTCGACACTCTGAATGCTATGAATATCGACGGATTGCATTTGAGTATCGACGAGACCAAAGGCGTAGTTGTGGAGACTAAGGACTCAATTTACGGGGTCATAGAGGCTTTGAAGAAACAGGCCGAAATGGCTGCAATACAAGACATTCTGACTGAGTCATACAAAGCCTTTTATCAAGCAACAATTGACAACAAGACGGCGACTGACAATTACAAGGTTGCGTCAGATAGGCTTGCCGAGGCACAAAATAAGCTAAACGAAAAGGCGGCAGAACTTGACAAGAAAAATCAGGGCGTATCAGGTGGCTTTCGTGATGTCGCGAACTGGATATCGCAAAAGCTTAGTCCGGAATATCGAACTCTTAAAAAAGAAGTCGAACATGCCGAAGACGCTTTGGAACAGTCACGCAAGGCTATTAAGAACACGTCTGCTGCAATGGATGACGCAAGCAAAAAGACGAAGTATTATTCGGATCAGCTCGTCAAGCTTAAAAATAACATCAACAATATAAACGGTGTAAGCTGCGATGTGACAGTAAAAACCCGATCTACCGGGGCACAGCAGTATGCATCCGGCGGATATCCTGATACCGGACAACTCTTTATTGCTCGAGAGAGCGGCCCCGAGATGGTTGGACAAATCGGAGGCAGGACGGCAGTTGCCAACAACAGCCAAATTGTGGACGGTGTTTCTTCGGGTGTTGAGCGCGGTGTTGAAAGAGCTATGGAACGAAGCAATGGCGGAACCGTAACGATTGTCGTTATGAACGAGCGCGGTGATATTGTAAACGAGCTTAGAAATGTCAACATGCGTGCCGGTAAAGTAATCATTCCGATAAACGAATAAAAGCCCTCTCAATCGAGAGGGCTTTTCCTTTGTAATATTGCGTCAGTCCACTTTTTCACCAAGTGCTCTGGAAATCTGCAAATATTGTCCGTCTTGGACAGTGATATATGCATTGTTGCTGAAGTTATCGTTAGCAACGATATTATCGCCGTAATTGTACGAACTCGACAGCACGGCGTAATAACCGTCGTTTCCCGCCTCAGTGGCAACGAGCTTGTACTCTCCGGCGGGAATATCCTTTCCAATCTTATAAACCCCTTCGAGCACGGCGGAACTGTTGAAGTGCATGTCCGGAGCTTTTTCCGAGGGACACATTTCTGCCCGTGTAATTTCTATGTATTCGCCGTCCTTGACAGTGGCATAAACCCAAGTGTCAAAGTTTTCGTTAAAAATAATCGAATCTCCGGAACTGTCGGACGACACACAGAAATATCCTGAATAATCTTTTTCTGTGGCGATTATCCAGTATTCTCCGGCGGGAATGTCTTTTCCAACCTTGTACATTCCCTCGCCGTAATGGTCATTCGGCAAATCTACTTTGCTGATATTATCTGGAGTAGTGGGGGAGTTGGTGGTTGTAGAATTGCCGCATCCACAGAGCCCAATCAGCATAATACCTGCGATAAGTAAAGCAATAAATTTTTTCATCAGAATTTCTCCCTTTTCTTTTTAATCTATCATATTTCATTTTTTATGTCAAGAAAGAAGGTGAACAGCAGTGGCAACCGCTTTTAATTCCGGCGACAATCCGATAGCTACCGTGGACGGCGTAACTATGCCGGTATATCCTGACTCGGAGGACGGATATAAATGGGAGCTTGAGGACGCTTCGGCCAGCGATGCAGGGCGTACCGAAGATGTCGTCATGCACAAAAAACGCATAGGGCAGACCGACGCGGTAACGCTTAAGTTTTCCGGGCTGTCCATAGCGAACGCGAGCAAGATCCTGAAAATGTTCAACCCGGAGTATATAACGGTCAAGTACTTAAATATGCTCGAAGGCGGATATGTGACAAAAGAGTTTTATGTCGGCAACAGAAGTGCGCCGCTGTACAACAGCAGTCTGAATGTTGTTGACAATGTGACCTTTAAAATCGTGGCGCGAAAGGGGTGATGTTATGTATCCAATAACTTCTGCCGGGCTTGCTGCTCTGCGAGAGGATGTGGTGCAGTCCGTCAATATCCTCTGTACGCCTACCAAAGGCACGGCATTTAATATCACCAACAAAGACATTATCGGCGCGGTAACGGTGGACTGGTCAAGTGTTACGGGCAGCAAGCTTGATTTGGGCTCGGCGTGTATGTCAGAGCTGAGTTTTACTCTTGAGAATACCGACGGTGCGTTTGACGATAAGGTGTTCGAGGGCGCACAGCTGTATGTCACTACGAGTTTTTCCGCAGGCTCGACAACAGAGACCGTGCCTATCGGCTATTACACGGTGGACAGTCCGCCACGCAAGCTCCGGAGCATCAAAATAACGGCTTATGACCGCATGGCAAAGTTTAACCGCGCCTATGATACTGAGCTTGCCTATCCTGCAACGCTGTATCAGATAGTCGCCGATGCCTGCACAAAGTGCGGGGTGTCGCAGAAGCTCCCAACGAACACGCTGCATCGGAGTGTGTCGATACCTAAACGCCCGACGGCGGACAATCTGACCTATCGTCAGGTGCTTGTCTGGGCTGCGGAGCTTATGGGCGTGAGCTTGTATATCGACTATGACGGCAAGCTGACAGGCGGGTGGTATGCGACAAACGCCAAGCACACGGTTATAAAAGCTTCAGATCGTTTTACTTCCGGCAATACAGACTTTGCCGAAAACAACATAGTGTTCTCCGGCGTGCGCATCGTCGGAAACGACGAGAACAAGACAGAGTACCTCGCGGGCACAAAGGACTATGCCTTTAACATCGAGGGCAATCTTCTTGCGCAGAGTGATATGAATCTCAGCACACTGGCGGCGGAGCTCAAAACCGCGCGATGCAGTCTTACATACACTCCGATGTCCTGCACTACGCACTCGTTTCCGCACCTTAGACCTCTTGATATTCTGAACTTTGAGACGGCGCAGGGGACGAAAAAGGTCGTGCTGACAAATGTCAAGTGGCAGTCACAGAACCGCTGCACGAAGCTCGAGGGCAAGGGCGAAACGGCAACTCAGTCGGGATATGCCACAATGGGCGCGTTTACACCAAAGCAGCAGGCGGTACTCGAGCAGACCCGCGCTCAACAGGCGGCGCAAATCAACGACTACGAACAGGCGACCCTCGCGCTGAACGAGACCATCGCAAACAGCATGGGCTTATATGTCACGCGGAAAGCGGACAGCAGCGGCGCGGTTATAACCTATTACCACGACAAGCCTACGCTCGAGGGGAGCAACACTATCTATTGCCGCAACGCCGGCGGTTATGCCTGGACTAATAACGGTTGGAACAACGGATCCCCGAACTGGGAGTACGGTGTATCAAAAGACGGTGACGCGGTTATTAGAAGCATTGCCGCAAACAAGATGTCCGCAAGTTATATCACAACGGACATCCTCTCGTCGCCGACCGGGAAGTTTTCGTTTAACTTGGACACGGGTCATATCGAAGCCTCCGACATCAACATCACCGGCGGAGATATCAACCTCGACGGCGGTACACTGTCCGTCTTAAACAACGACGGCTATAAAGCCGATTTGTCCGGCGGCGTGCTTGACCTATATCAAGGCGCTGGCACGGGAACCGGAACAGGATATAAATATCTGACCTTTGGCAGCTCGATGCTGTACAAAACCGAGCTTGGCGGGGATTGGTATGCGACTATTGCCGCGCCTGAGTTTACGCTCGGCGAGCAGTCTGCAAAAGGCTTTAGATTTGGCACATCGAAAAACAACGCCTCTGCTGTTCGCCCGACGGTCAACGGTCTCGACTTTAACTGGCTATCGGACTATATGCTTATAGAGGCAGATAGAACGCGCGTCAGAAAATGTGTCGAGACGAACGAATACGGACACAACCAGTTCGCCGGACACATCCACCACCGTCTTATAGGCGGTTATGACCACACTGTGGCGTTAGGCGTAGGCGCACCGGGCGGAAAAGCGTCAGCCGCATTGGAGTTGACGAATGTCGACGCCAAAACGATATTGGCAAGGATTGATGTCTATCAACCCGCGACGGACAGGGTTGCACTGCGTCTGCAAGGGAATGACGGCAAAGCGGCACTATTGTATATGAACGACAACGGGCTATATGCACAGTTTGGCAGCAACAAGGCAAAGTTGCTTGCCGGAAAGGATGCCTAATAGGTGGTGAAAAAATGACAAAAACCGAAATCGAACAGAAAATCGCAGAAGTGCGGGCGCAGGGCGAAGCCTTGCAGAAACACAACGCGCAGCTGATACAGCAGATAGAGGTCAATAAAGTCGAGCTTGCGAAAATCTGCGGCAAAATCGAACTGTTGTCCGATATGCTCTCAGAACTCGAAAAAACGCCCGTGGAGGGCGAGAATGGGGAGGCGGAAAAAGATGCAGACGAGAACAATAACGGTTGACTATGCCCGCCCACGCGGGTATGATGTCGGCTACCGCGCCGAAAATAATTTTACTCTGCTTGCCTTGCCTGTGCCCGAAGAGCTCGAGGGCGCGGACAGCTATCGTGTCTACTTTGAGTCGACGGTCGGCGAGTATCTGCAAACCGAGCTGTTGACTCCTACGGACGGCTATGTGACGGTCAAAATAACGAGCGATATTGTGCCAGAACCCGGCAACATAGCGGCACAGCTTGTCGCCTTCTTTGCGGACGGCGAGATAGTCGGCTATGCGCCTATGATAACAGGCTCTGCAAAGGTGTCAATCCCCGACGGCACGGAACGTCTGAGTCACAGCCTTGCCGCCGAAATCGCGCTTAACACTGCTGCACGGCACAGCCATGATAACAAGTCGGTCATTGACCTGTTGACCGCCGATGACACCGGCACGCTGCTATACGATGGCAAGGTTATAGGCGGTGGAGGTTCAACAGGGTCAGAACTTTTTATTGTTAATGTGCAGGCGCAAAGCGGCGCAGATGCATATACGATTACTTCCCACGATAAGACTTACACGCAGATAGATGAGGCTTACAAGGCGGGCAAGCAAGTTTGGATGGCTTTCACGATTACGGATGAGAATACCACATATTTAATTCCTCTTGTGTCTGCTACAGAAACCGATTATGAGTTTTCAATGTTTCTCGGTGTAGTTTTTACTGTATATGTTGACAGTACAGATACGTGGGATTGCTATGTGGAACCACTTGAAGCAGACAGTATTAAAGCCAAGATATCTGCCGACAGCTCTGCACAATCATTAAGTTTACAGACAATTCTTAACAGTTTGGTTTATCCTGCGGTTGAGAAAGCCCATGAGCATAGTAATAAGTCCGTACTTGATGGTCTTTCCGACTCTAATGGAGTTCTTTATTATAATAACAAACCCATAATCGCTCAAAAAATCTCTGAGGGTCCATATATAACCCTTACTGACAATACCGAGTACCGTCTTACAGATGTCACGACCTTAAAGCTAAGCTATCCGGTAGGTGACTTCGAGTGCTGGATGCGCTTAACCTTTGCCGAGAGCGGCAATATCACCGTCACTCTGCCCGCCGACACCAAATATATCGGCACAGCGCCCGATTTCAAAAACGGCGAGACGTGGGAGCTCAGCTTCAAGGACAAGGTTCTGGCGGCTCAGAAGGTCGGTGAGGGCACATGAACAGGCGCAGATTTATATGGCAAGAGGCGCAAGCGCAGAGCGGACTGCCGGATGGCTATACCGCAGTCGATTATTTGCAGTCCTCGGGCGCGCAGTGGATAGAAATGGGCATTGCGCCTAATCAAAATACGAAGGCAGTTTTAAAAATAAAAATCAACGATTTCAACAGCGTCCGGGGCAGTTCGCTTATCGGCAGCAGGACAGATGTTAATTCCGATGACCAGTTTTTCACATATTTGGACGACTATGGCGGCACAAGATTTCTGTTCCGAATGGACGGTCAACCCGAGACAATCCCTTGGAAAGGGTTAACTACGAATAAGATTTACATAGTCACGCTCTCGGGAACGGAAATGAAAGCCGAGCTTGCGGACGGAACGGCGGTGTTTTCAAAAACCTTCTCCGTTTCTGATTTCACTTCGACGGTAACTATGGCGTTGTTTAAAGCCAAACCATTTAATAATGGCTTTCAGGGTAGAATCTACAGCTGCAAGCATTACAACAACGGCAAGCTTATTCAGGACTTTGTGCCCTGTCTTGATACAGAGGGCGTGCCATGTATGTTTGATTTGGTTTCTCGAAAATCTTTTTACAATAAAGGCA